CCGAATTGGGGCGTGTCGGTCATGCCGGACGTCATCGAGCGCTTGTGCAAGCGGGCGCAGTCGGTCGCGTCGCAGCAAAACGCTTTCAAGCAGAAGCACCTGAACGTGTGGACGTCGGCGGACGTTTCGTGGATGAACATGCAGGCGTGGAATGCGTGCGCCGACCCGTCGCTGAAGGTGGAGCAGTTCGAAGGCGAGTCGTGCGTGATCGGGCTCGACCTTGCGGCGAAGATCGACCTTGCGGCGAAGGTGCGGTTGTTCCGGCGCGAGATCGACGGCGCGTGGCACTACTACGTGTTCTGCGATTCGTTCCTGCCGCAGGCCGCGATCGATGACGGCCGCAACGATTCCTACGGGACGTGGCAGGGCGACGGGTGGATCACGACGACGCCGGGCGAGGTGCTCGACTTCAACGCCGTGCAGGCGTCGGTGCTCGACGATGCCGGGCGGTTCTCGGTCGTCGACGTCGCCTACGATCCGTGGCAGGCGTTGCAGATGGCATCGGCGCTGCAGAACGAGGGCGTGCCGGTGATCGAGTACCGGCCGAACGTCGCGAACTTCTCGCCGCCGATGAAGGAGGTTGACGCGCTCGTGCGCGAGCGGCGGCTGCATCACGACGGCAACCCGGTGCTCGCATGGTGCGTGTCGTGCGTCCGCGTGCGCGAGGACGAGAAGGGCAACATCTATCCCCGGAAGGACAAGGGCGATCCGAAGGTGAAGATCGACGGGCTCGTGGCGCTGCTCATGGCGCTCGGCCGGCAGATGACCATCGACGGGACCGAATCGCCGCCCGAAATGCTGTTGACCTGACGGGGGTTGACGCGCGGCATCGGTTCCGGTTATCGTCCCGGCGCATGAATGACTCGACGCGAAATCGACCGCCGCCGGAAGACCGTGCGGCGCATCCGCCGCCGCGTCGCTGATCGCCATCACATAGACGCTCGACGGATTCCGAGGCGACGGATACCGGGGCGGTGAACTCCACACGGAGGCATCGTGTCCGGTCGTCCCGTTCAGCGTTTGCAGGTCGTGCAACGGCTCGCGCCAAGCGCAGCCGCCCTCGACGCCGAGACTCTCTCGGTCGTCGCTTCCGACGAGTCGGTCGACCGCTACGGCGACGTCATCCGCGTCAGCGGATGGGAACTCGACAACTATCGCGCGAATCCCGTCGTGCTGTTCGGGCACGACTCGCGGCAGATCGTCGGTTCGTCCGAGGTCCGCGTGAAGGGCAAGAAGCTGATGAGCGACATCACGCTCGCGGCGCCGGGCACGTCGCCGGTCGTCGACATGGTGCGCGCGCTCATCGACCAGAAGCTGCTCAAGGCCGTGTCGGTCGGGTTCCGCCCGACCAAGGAGCCGAACGTCATCCGCGACGAGAAGAACGACCGCGTGACCGGCTACGAATTCATCGGGCAGGAGTTGCTGGAACTCTCGCTCGTGTCGGTTCCCGCCAATGCTGCCGCGCTCGCGGTGGCAAAGGCTTTCCCTGTCGAAGTGCAGCGCATCGTGCTCGCTCACGATCCGGAGAAGGTGTCCGAGTTCGTGGCGCAGCGGCGTGCGCGCATTGCGGCGTTGCGGTCGGGCGCTTCCGGTCGCTGATCATTCCCCTACCCAACGAGGAAACCATGAAGACCATTGCCGAGCGCATCGCCGATGCGAAGGCCCGCCGCGAGGAAGTTCTGCGCTCGCTGCAGGCGCTGACCGACACCGCCGAAACCGAAGGCCGCACGTTCTCGGACGACGAGACGACCACCTTCGGCAAGCTGGAAGCCGAGGCGGAGACGCTGAACAAGCACGTCGACCAACTCGAAACGACCGAACGCCTGCTCGCGAAGGCCGCGCAGCCGGCGCGCTCGATCGTCGTGCCGAACACCGACAACGCGTCGCCGCTGCCGGTGATCCAGATGCGCGACCCGAAGGTCGAGAAGGGCGTTGCGTTCGCGCGCTTCGCGATGGCGCTCGCCGCGTCGCGTGGCAACCTGATGCAAGCCGCCGAGATCGCGAAGCGCTGGAAGGACAGCACGCCCGGCGTCGAGACCGTGCTGAAGGCGGCGGTCGCGGCCGGCACCACGTCCGACACCAACTGGGCGAAGCCGCTCGTGGACTACCGGACGATGGCGAGCGAGTTCATCGACCTGCTCCGCCCGGCGACGATCGTCGGTCAGATCAACGGGTTCCGCCGCGTGCCGTTCAACGTCCGCATGGCGCTGCAGACCGCAGGGTCGACGGCGGCGTGGGTCGGCGAGGGCTCGTCCAAGCCGGTGAGCAAGCTCGCGTTCGATCAGGTCACGATTCCCGAAGCGAAGATGGCGGTGATCGTCGTGATCACCGAGGAACTCGCGCGGTTCAGCGACCCGTCGGCCGAGGTGCTCGTTCGCAACGATCTGGTCGAGGCGATCTCGGCGTTCATGGATCAGCAGTTCATCGACCCGGCCGTCGCCGTGGCCGCTGGCCTGCATCCGGGCGCCGTGACCAACGGCGTGACGCCGATCCCGTCGTCCGGCGCGACCATCGCGAACATCACGGCCGATCTCGCGTCGGCGGTCGGTGCGATGCAGGTCGCGAACGTCGCGATGCGCGCGCCCGTGTGGGTCATGCATCCGCGCACGAAGACGTACCTGTCGCTGCTTCGCGGCACGATGGACACGTTCGTGTTCGGTCAGGAACTCGCGGGCAACCGTCTGCTCGGCATCCCGGTCGTCACGTCGACGTCGATGCCGGTGGACACGAGCGGCGGCTCGGGCGATGGCCAGACGAGCATCGTGCTGATGGACGCGGCCGAGATCCTGCTCGCCGACGACGGGCAGGTCATGCTCGATTCGTCGCGTGAAGCGGCGATCCAGATGGACTCGGCGCCGGCCACTCCGGCCACGCCGCTCGTGTCGCTCTGGCAGCAGAACCTGCTCGCTCTCAAGGCCGAGCGGTACATCTGGTGGCAGCGTCGCCGTGCTCCGGCGGTGCAGGTCATCAGCGGCGTCGCGTACTAACCCGTCGCGATGCCGGGCAAGGGCCACCTTGCTCTGCGGGCGCTCGCCGAGTTTCGACTCGGCGGGCGCCTGATCTCGCCGGGGGCTCGCTTCACGATGCCGGCCGTTCAGGGCATGCGGCTCGTGATCGGTGGACTTGCAGAGGTTGTTCCTGCGCGCGTCGGGCGTTACCGGCGGCGCGACATGAGGGCCGAAGATGGGACCGTGGGCTAAACTGAAGGCGGCGCTGTTCCCGGTCACGACGCGGCTCCCGCACGTGCCCGGCTCGCCGTTCCTGCCGTCGATCCACGAGCCGTTTCTCGGCGCGTGGCAGCGCAACCTGTCGTGCGCGAATCCGGCGTCGCTGCTCGCGTTCTCTGCGGTGTACGCGTGCATCAACGTGATCAGTTCCGATATCGGCAAGCTGCCGGTGCGCGTGTGGCGCACGCGGGACGATGGTGGTCGCGAGTTGGTCCCGAATCATCCGATCGATCGGCTGTTGCGCGTGCCGAACCCGTACCAGACCACGGTCGATTTCATCCAGCAGTTGAAGGTGTCCACGCTGCTCGCGGGGAACGCCTATGTGTACCTCGTGCGCGACGCTCGCGGCGTCGTGTCCGAAATGCACATCCTGAATCCGACTTACGTCGTGCCGCTCGTGGCCGAGGACGGGTCGGTCTACTACCAACTCAACCGGTCGCAGTCGCATCCGCTGACGGGCATTGGCCCGGAGGACCGGTGGATTCTGCCGGCGCGCGACGTCATGCACCACCGCGTCATGACGGTCGATCATCCGCTCGTGGGCGTGTCGCCGATGTTCGCGGCGGCAATGTCGGCGGCGGTCGGTGCGGGCATCACGGCGCAGTCGCAGAACTTCTTTCAGAACGCCGCGCGTCCGGCCGGCGTGCTGACGGCGCCGGGCAAGATCGACAAGGAACTCGCCGAACGGCTGAAGGCCGATTGGGAGAAGAACTACGGCGCGGGCGGTCAGGGCCGCACGGCGGTGCTTGGCTCCGGGCTGGAGTGGAAGCCGCTCACGATGACGGCCGTCGAGGCGCAGTTGATCGAGCAGCTTCGGTGGTCGATCGAGGACGTCGCGCGGGTGTTCCGCGTGCCGACGTTCCTGCTCGGCGATCTCACGAAGGCGAGCTACCGGAACTCCGAGCAGATGATGCGGACGTATTACTCGGGGTGCCTGTCGTACCACCTTGAGGCGCTTGAGTCGCGGTTCCACCGCGTGTTCGATCTCGCGGCCGACGTCTACGTCGAGTTCGACGTCAACGCGTTGCTGCGGACCGAGATGGACGTGCGCTTCGAAGCGTATTCGAAGGCGCTTGCGTCGGGCTGGCTCGCGATCAACGACGTCCGCGCGAAGGAGGGCGAGGCGCGGCTGAAGGGTGGCGACGAGCCGCTCGTGCAGATGCAGTACGTCCGGCTCTCGGTCGCGGCCGAGAACGACGGCAAACCGGAACCGGTGCCGGCGCCCGCTCCGGCTGCGCCGGATGATCCCGACGATGATCCGGATGATTCCCCGGATGATCCCGAAGATGCGCCCGAAACGGACGACGCGCGGGCGTTCGCGGCGCGGCTCGTGGGCAAGGGGCTCCCGCGTGGGGCGGCGCGCGCCGTGGCGCGGGAGGTCGACGTGCTGCACCGGGCGGCGTCGGTCGCGCTGACGCGCTCGGCGCAGGCGGAAGCTGCCGCCAAGGAGCCCGGCCCGCCGGGGCCGCCGGGACCGGCCGGTCCGGAAGGCCCGCCCGGACCGCAAGGATCGCCCGGAGAGCGCGGCGCGCCCGGTCCGGCGGGTCCAATGGGTCCGCAGGGCGAAAAGGGCGCTACGGGCGATTCTGGCCCGTCTGGTGAGCCCGGTCCGGCGGGTCCGCCCGGCCGCGATGGCGCTCCCGGCCCGGCCGGCGAGCGCGGGGCGCCCGGCGAGCCCGGCCCGATGGGGCCGGCGGGGCCGGTCGGCGAGCGCGGGGCGGATGGCGCGCCCGGTCGTGACGGCCGCGACGGCGTCGACGGGACCGGCGAGGTCGTCGTCAAGAACGAGCACCGGGGCGTGTGGTCCGCGTCGCTCGGGTACGAGCGCGGGGATCAGGTCACGCACGACGGCTCGGTTTGGATCGCGAAGTGCGACAACCCGACCGGCAAACCGGGCACGGCCGAGGCGGTCGACTCGTGGCGGCTGATCGTGAAGCGCGGCGCGGATGGCAAGGACGGCCGCGCGGGGCTCGGGCTCAATTGGCGCGGGGTCTACAAGGACGGCGTGACGTACCGCGTCAACGATCTGGTCCGGCACGCCGGGCGCGT